GTGACCTTGTCGACTTTCGCGCGCGCTTTTAATAACTTTTTTGGTCGAAACTACACTATTGCGTGATCGGTAAACCATGGCAAAGCGCAATAAGAACCTGATTACCTCCGCAAGCGACGCCAGCCGCACCGACTACCTCCGCGCCCAGCTCGACGACCTGGACTCTGACATCGAGGAGGCCCGTGGCGCTGGCTCGTGGCAAGCCGTCGCGTCTCTGCGTCGACAGGCGCTCGTGACTCGCGATGCGCTGGATACGACACTGGCCGCGACCGCACCAGCCGTCGACCCGACGGTGGACCTCTCCGACGAGCAGCTCGTCGCGGAGCTCGTCGCGATGGTGCCTAGCCTTCCCGAGCTCGCGCTCGAACGAGTCGAGCAAGCGATCCGACTCCACCGGCAAGGCAAGCCCGCGCTCTCTCTGGTCGGTGGCGGCGCTTGAACGTCGCGATCGAACGCCCGCTGGCTCGTCTGGTCCTCGCGGGGCGTGCCGCTGCGAGTCGCGCCGATGCTCGGCCGCTCGACTGGATCCCGTTCCTCCCGCTGCAAGAACGCTACCTCCGCAGCCGGGCTAAGTTCCGCTGCCTTCGGGCGGGCAACCAGGCGCTCGGCAAGACGACGGCGGCGCTTGCTGACCTCGCCTGGCACGCGCTCGGAAGTCACCCCCACCGGGCTTGCCCGACGCCCGGGGAGTACTGGGTGATCTGTGCCTCCTGGTCGCAGTCGGTGGCGATCCAGTGCAAGCTGTACGAGCTGCTTCCCAAAGAGGCGCTTGCGCCGGATACAATCTTCACGACCGCTCGGGGCTTCCGGGGCAAGAACCCGGCCGTCGAGGTGAAACACCGGAGCGGTGGCTTCTCGATCATCCGCTTTCGCACGACACAACAGGGCACGCTGAACCTCGCGGGCGCGACGATCCACGGCGCTCTGTTCGACGAGCCTCCATCGAGCGAGGAAGTGTACGCCGAGGTCACCAAGCGTGTCCTCGCGACCGACGGATGGGTCTCGATCGCGCTCACTCCGATCGGCGCTCCGACCGACTGGCTCAAACAGGCCGTCGAGGAGGGCAAGCTCGAGGACATTCACTCAGAGCTGTCAGTCGACGCGCTGACCCCGAGGGGCTGGGCACATCCTCGCCGACTCGGAGGCGTACTTTGCGACGACGCTTGGATCGCCGAGGTCACGCGCCAGACGCCGACGCATGAGGTGCCCGTTCGCGTCCATGGTGAATGGGAGGTTCGCGTCCTCGGCCGGTGGTTCGATCGCTTCCGCAGCTCAGGCGAAGGGGCGCACGTTCACACCCGCCAGCCGACGGGCGATGTGAAACTGGCGCTCGGGATCGATCATGGCTCCTCACCGGGCAAGCAGATCGCGCTGCTCCTGGCGATCGAAGATCGACCCGACCATCCGAGGATCTACGTCGTCGACGAGTATTGCGACCGCGACGGATCAGCGACGCCCGAGGACGACGCAGCCGGGATCCTCGCGATGCTGGCGCGGCACGGGGCGCGGTGGAAAGACCTCGACTGTGCCGGTGGTGACATTGTGCATATGCGCGGCACCGGCCGTCAGAAGTCGAACAAGGATCTGAGCGTGCAGCTCGGCCGCAAGCTCGGAGTGCCCGCCGACGCCCTGCACCCGCAGATCCGCACAGTCAAACAGGGCAGGGCCAATGTCCGAGGCGCGGTCAAGGCGGCCTCTCGCTGGCTGTACCAGGTGATGCTCCGTGACGGGCACTTTGGCGTACACCCGCGGTGCAAGCGGCTGATCGAGGCGCTCGATCGCTACCATCCCGACCGCGACGATGAGAACAAAGACCCGGTCGACGCCCTGCGGTACGGTCTCGACAAGTGGATCTGGCGCGGAGCCCGAGTGGGCGTTTCGACGCCGATCCGCATATACTAGGCCAGAGGCTCTCCATGCGCGACTTCTCGACACCGATCCCACCGATGCCGCACGATCCTTCTGAGGCCGCCCGCTGGGAGCATACCCGGCTGCGTCGACGGCTCCTTTATGGGGCGTGGCGCGAGGATCTCGATCGTCGCATTGGGCTTGCGATCGGCGCGGTTCGCCGCGAGGCGTGGGGCGTGCCCGACCTCAGCAGCAACGTATTCCGGGCCTCGATGCAGTCGCTTTCGGTGCTATACGACCGGCGGCCGAAGGTCAGCCACAACGAGCCAGGTGCCGCCGATGAGCTTTCAAAGTATGTGGTCGAAGCTGGTCTCTGGCCGCTGATGCAGCGCGTGCAACGCGACACCCTCGGGATGCGCGAAATGTTCATCCGGGTGGACGTCGTCGCCGACAAGGACGAACCGGAAAGCGCCGAGGTCACCTACCGTCCGATCCCGCCCGATATGGTGCTGGCTCACGCTGACCCAGAGCATCCCGACGAGCCGGTGGAGGTTCGCGAGCTTCGACTGAGGCGCGATCGCGTCGGCCGTCCGCGCTGGACTTGGGATGTGCTCTCGGTTGCGGACTACGACCAGCCATACTACCGCGTGCTCTCGGCGGGCTCCGAGGCGGGCGAAGATCTCAGCCTCGAGTACCTGGGCGTCGAGGGTGGGCTCGTGGGCGAGGCTTATCCCTACCGATACGCTGACGGCCGACCGCTGCTCCCCATTGTGCTATATCATGCGGCAAAGACGGGGATGCTGTTCGATCCTTACGAGGCGTCAGAGCTCGTCGAAGGCTCCCTCAATGTGGCCGTGTTCTGGTCGATGTTCGGCCATGTAATCCGCCAGGCGAGCTGGCCGCAGCGGTATGCGGTTGGCGTTCGCGTCCCGAGTGCCACCATCGACGGCGACCAGGACAACACGATCCGCGAGTCGGTTATCCCTGATCCGGCTACGGTGCTCCTGTTCGAGCCGTCGGACGAGGGCATGAGCCCGCAGATCTCCCAGTGGGATGCGGGCGCGGATCCGCAAGCGCTCCAAGACGCGATCGCGATGTACGAGCGCCGACTGGCCGCGTTTGCCGGGATCTCGCCCAGCGACGTGCAGCGGGTGGCGGGCGATCCTCGCTCGGGGTTCGCGCTGGCGATCAACCGCGAGGCCGCTCGGGAAGTGCAGAAGCGCTACGAGCCAGTGTTCTCGCCGATTGACGAGGAGCTCCTCGGCAAGACGGCGGCGTTGATCAACCGCGTGATGGGGACCGCTCTCCCCGAGGACGACTACCGGGTGGCTTATGAATCGCTCCCGCCTTCTCCTGAGGAGCGCCAGAGCGAGCGGGAGCATGTTCTCGGCTTGATCGGCGCTGGGCTCCTCGATCGCGTCGAGGCGTATCGCCAGCTTCACCCGGGCCTGAGTCGCGCCGATGCCGAGGCCGCGTTAGCCGAGATCAACGCGATCAACGCAAGGTATCGCCCAGCATAGGAGGACACGATGGACGAGCAGACCGAGACCCCGCCCGCAGCCCCGGCCGCACCGGAACCCGCACCGACACCGGCACCCGCGCCTCGAGAGGACCGCGGAGCGAAGGCTCGGATCGCCGAGCTCGAGGCGCAGCTCGAAGGCTTCAAGGCGGCAGCGACCAAGGCCGAGACCCTCGCTCAGCAGATCGAGGACATGAAGCTCGAGCGGGCCGCGTGGCAAGCGGGCGTGACCGACCCCGAAGGGATCGAGGTGGCGCGGCTGTTCCATGGCAAGCTCCCGGCTAAGGATCGACCGAGCCTCGGCGACTGGCTAGGCCAGCTCAAGGCCGACCCGTCGACTGCTCCTCGGGCGCTGGCGGCGTACCTGTCTCCCCCGAGCTCCCCGGCACCAGTCCCGGCCGCAACAGGCAAGCCGCTTCCGGCGGCGAACGCTGGGGCGCTCCCGACCCCAGCTGCCTCGGGCCAGTTCGACGCGGCTGCGATCCGAGCGATGCGTCAAGAGGCGCAGCGAACCGGCGATTATAGCAAGCTCAGAGAGGCGATGCCCGCGATTCGAGAGGCGATCAAGGCGTAGTCGGTACGGTCGAACTGAGGGGCGATTTGCCCTATTTATGGAGACACCATGGCTGGCGAAATTCTTTATTCGGGGATCGGTGATCTCCGTACCGCCGAGGCTCTCTCGGCCGAGATGCTTCTGCTTCTCGCAGATCGCAACGCACTCCCGAATCACCCGGCGCTCCTGTACGCGGGTGACGCTCAGGGTCGCGGCTCGGCCGTTCTGAAGATCCCTGAGATCGGCCTGATGGGCTACGATCTTCTTTCCTCGACTGGCGACGGCTCGCCCGTGTCGAATACCGCTCTGACCGACGGATCTTGCACGATCACCGTCGCCCGCTACTCCAAGGCTTACGAGGCATCCGACCTCGCTCGCTTGACGGATCCGGCGAACGGCAAGATCAACGTGTCGTCCTTCGCGGCCGACGCGGTGCAGAGCGCGGCGAATACCCTCGTCAGCCTCGTCTGCAACGTGACCGACGACTTCTCGTCGACCGTCGGAACCTCGGGCTCTGACCTTTCGATCGCGAACTTCCTCGCAGCGATCCAGACCCTTGAAGTTGCGAAGGT